CAAGTCATGAAGAGTTTATGGAATGTAAACTGTTAGAGGGTGCAGATTATGCTACTGATGAACCTCGAAGCGCAATTATTAATAGAGTTATGTGCCTTGGTATAGAAGACGCTCATGAGCTTCATGAAGCTGAAAAGTCTTATGGTGATAGCTGGAAACAACGTGGCGGTGTTGGTGCATTTATGATGCTAGCTCGTAAATGGGATCGGCTTGAAAAACAAGTAACAGAGCAGGGCTATGATATATTCCAAGCTATCGATTATGATGGCCGTGAGGAAGGTATATTGGATGATATACAAGATTTACGAAGATATCTGTTTTTAGTGGAAGCTGAAGTATGCATGGTAAAGAATGGCAAACGAAAAGCTAGATAAAGAAGTATTGGCTGAGTGTGAGTGCGGAAGGGATTATAAAGTTATGACTTTCCGTTCTCTCAAAAATAAATGGCCTCATTGTTCTAAATGTAATCAACCTATGAAGATAAAGGTAAGAGATGCAGTTCCCATTATTCACACCCCCGACTGAGTGGGTTATGCCAGATGGCTATCCTGACTTATCGGAAGCTAGGGAAGTATCTATTGATTTAGAAACATGTGACCCTAACCTTACATCTCGTGGAAGTGGATGGCCTCGTAAAGATGGATATGTCATCGGCATAGCAGTAGCGGTTGATGGTGCAGCTTGGTACTTCCCTATCAGACACGATAATGGTAGTAACCTTGATGTAAAACAAACACTCCGTTGGTTAGATGATGTATGCTCAGTCGAGCGTGATTATATTATGCATAATGCTATGTATGACCTTGGATGGTTATGGGCAGAAGGTATAGAAGTAAAAGGTCGTATTGTAGATACGATGATTGTAGCTGCACTCATTGATGAAAATAGGTTTAGTTATGCCCTCAATGCATTAGGCCGTGATTATCTGAATGAGCGTAAGAGTGAAAAAGATTTATATGATGCTGCACAATCGTTTGGTGTAAATGCTAAGAGTGAAATGTGGAAACTCCCTGCTCATTTTGTGGGGGCATATGCTGAACAGGATGCTGCACTTACATTGAAATTGTGGCAGTTCTTTAAAGGCGTAATAGTAAAAGAAGATATAGCAGATATATTTGACCTTGAGTTACAAGTACTCAAAGTTGTATTTGATATGCGTAAGAAAGGTGTGCGTGTAGACCTAGAAAAAGCTGAAGAATTAAAAGTATATTTGCAAAGGGAAGAGGAAAAAGTATTACAAGAATCGGGCGGCAAAGATATTGATATATGGGCAGCGGCAAGTATCGCTAAAGCATTTGATGCAAAGGGGCTGACTTACCCTAAAACCCCCAAATCAGGACAGCCTAGCTTTACTAAAAACTTTCTAGCTAACCATGCCCATGCCCTTCCTCAAGCCGTGGTTCGAGCTCGTGAGCTGAATAAAGCTAGAACCACCTTTATCGATACTATTATAAAGCATCAGCATAATGGTCGTATCCATGCAGAGGCACATAGTTTACGCAGTGATGATGGTGGCACAGTGACAGGTAGATTTAGTTACAGCAACCCTAATCTACAACAAGTGCCAGCACGGAATGCTGAGATTGGTCCGATGATACGCGGATTATTCTTACCAGAAGAAGGTGAACTGTGGGGTGCTTTTGATTATAGTAGTCAAGAACCACGGCTCGTCGTTCATTATTCTAGCCTACTAAAACTGACAGGCGCACAGGAGTTTGCTGACCAGTACAATGTAGATGCTACTACAGATTTTCACCAAATGGCTGCTGATATAGTTGGAGTACCTCGTAAACAAGCAAAAGATATTAACCTTGGTTTGTTTTATGGAATGGGTAAAAATAAATTAGCTGAACAATTAGGTCTTGATTATGAAGATGCTAAAGAATTATTTGGTGAATATCATGGTAAAGTTCCTTTTGTCCAGCAGCTTGCAGATTATGTAGTCAACCGTGCTTCTAATAAAGGTGTTATCCGCACTCTGTTGGGACGCAAATGTAGGTTTGATAAATGGGAACCAAATGCTTATGGATTGTATAAACCACAAACATATGAAGATGCATATGCCGAGCATGGTCCAGCTATTAAACGTGCTTTCACATATAAAGCATTAAATAGATTGATACAGGGTAGTGCAGCTGATCAAACAAAAGCTGCGATGGTAGCTTTGCATAAAGAAGGAATAACCCCCCTCATACAAGTGCATGATGAATTAGATATATCTGTGGCTGAACCAGAAACAGCATCTGTAATACAGGAAATCATGGAGACTTGTGTAGATATGCAGATACCAAGTGTGGTAGATGCAGAGTTTGGTCCGAGTTGGGGCGAAGCAAAAAAGACATTTAGTGATAAGCCTTGGTCAAGAGGGATAAGTGATGGCGGGACGCCAATGCAAGATAATACCAAACATTAAAACTTTGACAACAGCATGGGATGCACAATTTCTATTGCGCTTCCATACAATTGCCATGCAAGCAGAAAGACAGACAGTGGGAGCACATTCATACGCAGTAAGTATATTGATAGACCAACTCTGGCCGGATAGCAGTAAACAATTAATCATGGCTGCTTTATATCATGATGTACCAGAGTTGATACTTGGTGATATACCAGCTACAGCTAAATGGTCTTTTCCTGAAGTGCAAAAAGCATTTGAGGAAGCAGAAAAGAAAGTAATGGATGACCTTGGATTGATATTTGTTTTATCACCAGAAGAAAAGAATAGATTAAAAATGGCAGATATGCTTGAACTTGTACTCTATTCCCATCGCCATTCTAATCAAAGTGACCAGATGAAAGTGATAATGCATACAGGGATCAATTATCTGTACAAAAAATTTAGTGATCTAGATGATTTTGAGCCAGTAAATAAAGTTTTAACTCATTATAATTTAAGCGTTTGATAAAAAAGATAACTTTTTTAGTGCCAAAAGTGCAATCCTGTAAATAGTTATGTTACTATAAATAAGCTAAACGTAGAAAGGTTTGCTTATGGATTGGCAACAATATGAAGACTACATGTTTGACCATGTAGTCTATTACACAATTACAGAGTTTCATGGTCGCGCCAAGTACAGCACATGGCGTTATGATGATTTACAGGATTGCAGTATGGCAATACGCAAACTAAAAGTTGAGGAGCCACAGCGTAGGGTACTCATGTACGCTGTATGCCAGCCTCCTAACCGTTTGCTTACTGTCAGTTTACCACTGCCCGAAGATCGTATGCCATGAATATATTCTGGTTATCTATGGATCTACAACAGTGTGCTCAAATGCACACTAAAAGCCACATCAGTAAAATGCCCACTGAGATGGTGCAAATGCTATGCACTGCTCACTGGACGCATGGTAATGATGCACCTTGGCTACCAGCTTATCACCACCACCCATGTACTCAATGGGTGGCTCAAACAATTGAGAATTACCGCATAGCATGGAACTTAGGTTATGAATTATTTAAAGAGTTCCGATACAGGCGTGGCAAGATACATGGCTCAGAGTCTGTATTTTTTGCTGTGCGGTGTGCTCCTCCAGCATTAAAAGCACGAGGGTTTACACCTTTCCCTCAAGCTATGCCAGAAGAGTACAAACATCACGATGTCGTAACAGCTTATCGTGATTACTATCGTGGGGAAAAGCAACACCTCTTTGAGTGGGAGTGTCGCCCTATCCCTAATTTTGTAAAAGACTTGTGTGCATAGGAGAAAGAATATGGACACCACAAAATTTAAATCTGTCTCTATTGATATAGAAACATACGATATATTGGCAAAAGTCGCTGAGCATGAGTGCCGCAGTATTGGTGGTCAGATACAATGGCTAATCAAACAAATGCCAATGCTCGCTGATCTCAAACCAATGATGCCAGCCGCTCCCATAAGGCGTAAGAAAAAAAGTGGGGCAAAGAAAATTCCTATGCGTATTGAAGAAAACAATACTTCTAAAATACTTGGAAAGTTTGCACAGACGCGAGCGACAATGTCGAAAGATGATTTTATTGATTTAGAGGATAAGTGTGACCCATCTAAAATAATGTCTACACTTCGTGCTCGCGGTGATTTAGAGCGTATCAATACTTCGGGTCGCCCTTACTTCTACCATATCACATTACAAGGCATTCGCTCTTACAATGCAGTGATGGCTAGGAGGGCAAAATCATGAAACCAATATGGGAAATTTATCATGCTGATAATATAACTGATACAGGACAAAAAGTCTGGCTATTAGATGGACCTATGGTTAAACGACCTTTAATGTTCTTCTCATTATCTGAAATGCAACGCTATATAAAATCCTACCATGAAGACCCTAAAGATCATCGTAAGGTGACAAAATTAAGGTCTGGTGATTCCAGTACACCTAAACATCCGTATGATAGGCCGGATGGATATTGGGAGGAGCAAGATGCCAAAAACTCCGATTGATATAGAAGCATTGCGTGAAGTAGCAGCTACCGTCGGTAGCCATAAAGAGTTCTGCGATCATTTTGATATTGCACCACCGACCGTTCTCCGATGGAAGATGCAATATAATTTAGATATCCCCGATGCTAGACATACGAGGCAAGATGCCGATTGGATTACTGCTCGTCGCATTGATATTCGCAATAGACGTGATGCTGGTGAGACATATCAGAGTATTGCAAATGATTATGGTGTGAGCCGACAGTTTATTTATAATATTTATCGGCGTGATAAATTACGGCTTGCACATGAGGTTGTAAATACTTAAATTAAAGTATGGCATATTGTTAGAGAAAGGAGCAAGCCATGACAAGTAATAAAGATTTTATTGAAAACCTTGAGCAGTTTACTCGTGTTCATCAAGATGTTTTAGATGCTTCACATCAGATTAGTGATTTAGCTAATCTATATGGTGAGTTACTTGCTTATCAAGGTTATGTTGAGGCACGGTATCCGCAAGTACATAAAGAAGCTATGTTATGTGCTGAGCGTATTGCCCAAGCTCGTATGGATAGGGAGCTAGAGCGTGAGGTATCATAAGCATGGTTCGCCAGCAGATCGTGGTGGGGCTGACCGTTATTATGGTCGGCCTTACAAACCTCATTACTATCCCGAAGGTACATATGTTGGTGAGCGGATTGTGCCACCACAAATGACCGAGGCTCAAATAGAGGAGTACCATAATGCTTTTAGGCAAGAAGAAGACCGTAAGGACTGGGGTTAATTCCTTAGTTGGTCTACATATTTTAACTGCAACCCCAAGGAGGGACCGATGGATAAAAAAGATTTGGAAAAAGATCCAGAGCTTCTGGAACTAATTGTCTCATTTGACTGGGCAAGCCCGACTACTGCTGAGTGTAGTGCTTTTGATATAAGTGATAACTTACATGCTAGGATATGCTTTCGTCCTGATAACCAAGTTTGGATTATTGATAGGCAAGAGTTGCGTGTTATGTATTGTGATGAGCAAGTATCGGAGTTCTGGGGGTTACAGTATTTATATCAACAGGATGATAATAATCCTGTTCCGAGATAGAGGGGGTAGAACTTAACCTTTCTGGGCGACGTGCATTAGGTTTGACGACGTCCTAGCAATCTGGATGGATGCTCCTAAGGATTGTAGAACACAAAGCCACGGATCTCTAACCATTCTGCCCCTCGCCTGAATAATTATGCAGGATGGCATGAGTAAATCCTTTTCTACCTTAAATCATTGGAGGACAATCCGTGGAACACCTAAACGATTATTTAGATACTTTTATTATTGTAATCATAGGGTCGCACTTTATTATTAAACTATAACCTTAACTCGCAGAAAGGAGTTAGCGATGTATTATTGGTACAATTTATCTAGTGGTAATCATTCAACCATTCGCCCTTTGGCAGGAGATATTGTGACTATTTATGCTATGGATAAAACGATTGGTGCTATCCAAAACAAAATACAACGTCAGGCAAAAGCATGGCCTGATAAGTATAACCCCGATGATGTCTATGTAGTAAAAACCAAAAAAGATATGGGGTTCAAACTCCATGGTCATTATCAACTTATTAACGATAAATTACGGAGGGTATGATGAATAACGCAAAAGACTTAATCTTTGATTTTGATGCCTTTACTGGTGGTCTAACTCAATACTCACATAAGTTGCCACTCACACCGGAGTTGCGACTTACTGAGGGTGTTAAACATTTTGCTGATACGATGGGGGCTTACTGGCTTATGGATATCATAGCCACTGAGTTCCTGCCACTGCTTAGTGAAGAGGATTATATTATCTTCATTGAAGTAACTGTTAATGATGATAATAGTGCAGTGATTGTAGGTACAGATGGTGATAAAGGTGGTGGTCCAATAACCCTGCATACTCGCACTATTGAGTATACAGACCTGCCCACTAACTCTGGTTTCAAGTTCTACTTACAGGATGGCGTACTTATGCTACCGAGTGAATACTAATGGGTAACTCTGGTGGATTGAGTAAATCATACAAACAATTCCTTGATGATTTGCGGGAAAGTGGTGAAACAAATATGTTCGGTGCTACCGCATACATCATGGAAGAGTTTGGTTTAACAAGACATACAGCTACAGAAGTTGTAAATACATGGATGAAGGAGTATAGGAAAGATGACTGAGTTACCTCAATCTTGGCGAGAAAAGATCGCCGATAGGCAATGGTATCCAAGCGGTATCCCTTATCAAGTGCAAGAAGAGGGTTTTATCTTTGGAGAGTTTCACCGTGAAGAGTATGCAAAAATTTTCGCAAATGCTTTAATCAAGGATGGTAAAGCAAGTTCTCATTTAAGTATATGGGGACCAGATGGATGGGTGGAGTACGAAAATGGGTAAAGTAAAAGCATGGGCGATGGGTATTATGGAAGATGCTCAGAGTGATTTTGTGGATGGAAAGATTAATGCACGACAATGTGCAGAACAACTCAATAGTAGCGGATTGATGGATCCTGATGAAATAGAAGTATTCATTGATGAACATACTGGCATCCGCGCACAAAATCTTGCGGATGCTACTTGCGCGATGTTAAAAGATGAGTAATGATAAGGTTCCTCCCTTAGAGTACTGGCGGTCACTTCGGTGGCCGTCTTTTTATTCGCGATGAGTATTATGACCAACCTCTATGGCTCTCATACCTTATTATATAATGGTAGCCAATGGTGGCTACATCATTCAAAGGAGGTACAAATTGATACTCTTTTCCATTTTAGGTGTGATAATGCTGCTCATTGTTGTATGGGTACTTGAATAACAAAATAGTCACATGGAGTATTTAATACTACTTCATGTGGCATCACACCTTATTATATAGGGGTAGGCAGTTGCTTACGGATCTTAACAGGAGGTTTCAATGACTGAAGTTATTAATTATATTTCTAAAGTTGCCAATGACCTTGGCTTGCATGAGTGGACTAAAAAACTCGGCCAACAGCACTTCAGTGTTCCGGGTGAGCATGGCACTCTTTGCGGTATGCCAATGCTCGGCAATAATTATGCTCGGGCATATAGCGATATGGATAAAACACCATGCCCTATTTGTGAGGAAGCATTAGTGCTTCGTGCTGATAGTATGTATTCCTCAACATTACCATCCCATAAAAATATGGATATATAGGAGGTTACAATGGGATTAGATCAATACGGTATGATTGGCGTTAAAACCGAAAAACGCACCGATACAGATACTGGTAAAGAGTATACTGTAAAAACGGCCGACCAAGAATTCTACTGGCGCAAACACAGTCGGCTCCAAGATTTAATGGAGCAATTATGGTTTGAAAAAACTGGTAGACCAGCCGTTGAGCTTAATTGTAATGATATGGTACTTACCGAAGCTGATATTGACCAGCTTGAAAAAGCTGTGCTCACAGGGTACGCCGAAAATATTAGTGAAGGTGGTTTTTTCTATGGTCACCAATTCCAAGAGGAAGTGGTAAATGAAAATATGGAATATGACCATCAGTTTGTAACAGCCGCTCGGCTAGCAATGGCAGAAGGTACACAAGTCGTGTATCACTGTTGGTGGTAGATATGGATTTAATCTGGGATACAATGCCAGTAATCATCGCTGTGCTAATTCAACTTCTGTAAACAATAAAAGGGTCAAGGGTCATGGTCTACGGATCATGGCTCTCTGATATTGCATCACTTTTATATATAGTACCAGAAATGAAATATGGAGTATGGTACTCTATCCGATATTCAAATATATGTTATCTGGCTATACAATCATATCAAAGGGTTATATCACTAAATCATATATTATGTCTAAAACTTTAGACAGCTACGCGAGTTTCAGCCATTGGTTTTTGGAAATGACTCGATTTCTATTTACCTTCCTATTATAGAAAAGTAGTATGATTTTATGGCAAAGGCAAAAGTCACTCACAAAAATAGTTTGGACATTGTAGCTAATCCTCGGGTGGAAAAAGGGCTGACACCCATGCAGGAAAAGTTTGCAATGATTTATGCTACAGAAGAAGTTACGCAAACGGAAGCAGCGATCAGGGCAGGGTACGCTGAATCTAATGCACACTCTATTGCAAGTCACATGCTTAACGGACGTAGCTACCCTCAAGTATTGAACAGGGTTTACGAAATAAAGAAAGAGTTACAGCAGAAGTTTGAGGTGACTTTTGAAAGCCATGTGCAGAAATTAGCGCAACTCCGTGACGCCGCTTTACAGAACGGAAACTATGCGGCGGCGGTCACAGCTGAAAAGTCAAGAGGTCAGGCGGCTGGGCTGTACATTGATCGTAAAGAAATACTCCATGGTAAGATTGACCAAATGAGTAAAGAAGAAGTGGTCAATGAAATTAAGCGTATTCAGCAAGACTTCCCAGCATTGATAGAATCAACCAGCCCTGTCGTAGACATGGATAACTTGGAGGTTCTAACAGATGGCGACAAAGAAACCTGAGTCTAAATTTTGGAAAGCGTTACGGGATGGAACCAAGCCCCTCGGTGTGCATTGGACTAGGGTAGAGTCATGGGCTAGTCCAGGTGTGCCTGATGTCAATGGTTGCTTGAATGGCAAGGACTTCTGGGTTGAGCTAAAAGTTCTTACGACAAAGTCTGACAAGAAGTTCCCACAATGGCGTCCTCATCAAATAGCATGGCAGACCTCAAGAACATCTGTTGGTGGATGCGTTTGGAACTTGGTTCATCATCCTTCGTCAGGGCAGCTATTATTTATAGATGGTCGGCACCTGAGTCAGAGATTGATGGATGGAGATCCAGTGTATGATGACCGGATGGAATGGCCGATGGACCGTGATGGATGGGCGAGAGTACTCGGACGACTGATGAAGAGCGACGATCCAGGTCGAGAGATCCGCTGACATCTGTTGAAATCACCTGACGTCGAGCTGCTCGACTCTGGCTATCTTTTTTACTCAAAATGATAAAATAAGTGTTTACATCAGCCATCAACTGCGCTACTCTATACTTACCAAAGCGGCAATGGTGTCGCGGTACTGCTCGTAGAAAGGAGCATTGTTATGGCTAAATCAGCTGTAGTTAAAAAGTCCCAAGTGGCAGAAGTAATTTTTCGTGGTATCCAGGATTTGCCTGAGGACCGTAAATCTATCGGTGTTACTGCTGAGGACATTTTTAAATTTGTCCAGGAGAACGCTGGCGGTAATCCACTTAATGTGGGGGTCCGTACTGTTGCTTCGGTTGACCCCAAGGCTGAACAGCCTTTCCCTTTTGAAAGCAAGCGTACTCTGTACACTGCTGACGGTCAGCCCAAGGATACTCTCCGCGGCAAAGTCGTTTGGCAATTGATCAACGGTAATTGCACATTGCAAGAAGTTGATATGGCTCACCGCTCTATTAAAGCACGTCGTTTCCACGCTTTGCTTGACGCGCTTAATGGTGGACAGTCGCCATCAGCCAAGGCGACTTGGGGCAATGCTTTCGTTGAGCTGTTCGTTATCCCAGCCAAATAATCTACGGAGGGCTGGCCTTCTGGTCAGCCCTTCTTTTTTGATGGATGGATTGATGGATGGAGATAGAAAGAGATCTCATTATATATGCACAGTCATATATACTCACATTACATCCCTAGACTTCTCAAGACTTCTGTCCCGGCCGTGCCGACAATTTTGTGCTGGCAAGACAGTGCGGCGGCTGGCAATGTAAATACATAACTTAACGCAAAGGAGCTGGATATGAGCTGGTTATATATGTTTTTCTGTACCTTTAATATGGTGGCTGGCGTCACCCTAATGTTTGCCGCGACGGGTGCATTTGTATTGCCACCTATTTTTGACCACCATTGGGTCAATATATTTATGGGGTTAATGGGTTTCGTAATTGCTGGTTTTGGTTATGCCAGCGCATGGCGGCACAAATGCTAATGGCGGTAATTGGGGTTATTGCAATTATTTTTGTATTAATGTGCTTTTAGGGGTTTACACCCATATCCCACCTGTGGCATAAAATACCTACGGCCACCGCATGGGGCGGCGGCCTTAACTAAAAAGGGGTTAACAATGGTTAACAAAACTTCACAAGCGGCACAGGCTTTTAACGGTGCAAACGGTGCGGCCGACGCAACAAATGTTGCAGCTATGGTTGCCTTTATCAACGCTAATGGCCTTGGCAATGTTGCTCTGCAATTAACGCCTAATGCCTTGGCAAACGGTGTGCTGTTCGGTGGCGGTGCATTATGGCGTGTTATGCAGCCTAAAAAGTCTGGTGCGGTTAGCGCACGCGGCCTTATTTTATGGGCATGTGTAAACGGTGTGCCACAGCATACTGTTAAAGGTGTGCAGTGCTATAATGTTGCTGGCATTAGCACTAAACTGCCAGCCAAGCTCGCACCAGTGCCATTGGCGGCTATACAGGCCGCGCACCAGCATTGGGCGGCTAGCGTGTTTGCAAATGCAAACAGTGCCGCAACCAATCAAAACGCGGTTGCCGCAATACTAAACGGTGGCTTTAACCTGTCCAGCCAAACAGCCAATACATATGGCACAGCGTTTGGCAAGCTAGTGCTGGCAAGCTAACCCCTAGCGGCGGGGTGCCAAAAGGTACCCCGCTGCACATTTGTTACAGTGTTGCACTTTTGCAACAGGGCAACCCCCCTAAGAGAGCGATGAACCTGTACCAGCACAGCGCAGTACACGGTTCTCTCGACTTCGGCAGTAGTCAGATAATTATTGCGGCGTACCCCACCCCCCTTTTTGAAACATTGATCCGAGATCATTGCGCCGTAGAAATTTTTATATTATTAGAATATTATGACTGATGTTCCGGTAAACATCCCCGAAGAAGTATTGAAGCAGTATGCACGGTTGCTTGAGAAGCAGAAGCAACATATCTCGAGTGATCGCGCGAGAGCGGATTTTATGGCCTATTGCAAAACAGTATGGCCTGAGTTTATTGAGGGGAAGCACCATAAGATAATGGCAAAGAAGTTTAATGGCCTAGCTGATGGCAGTATTAAGCGGTTAATTGTGAATATGCCACCGCGACATACAAAGTCAGAGTTTGCCAGTTATTTATTGCCGAGTTATTTAATGGGCTTAAATCCAAAATTAAAGATAATACAGGCAACGCATACAGGTGAACTGGCGGTGCGGTTTGGTCGTAAGGTGCGTAACCTTATGAACAGTAACGATTACTCTCTGGTCTTTCCCGATGTGAAATTACGGCAGGATAGTTCGGCGGCTGGCCGATGGGAGACACATGCTGGCGGTGAATATTTTGCGGCTGGTGTTGGCGGTGCGATTACAGGCCGTGGTGCGGATTTAATGATTATTGATGACCCGCACAGTGAACAAGATGCAATGTCACCAGCAGCATTAGAGAATGCATATGAGTGGTATACAAGTGGTCCACGGCAGCGTTTACAGCCGGGAGGATCAATTGTGATTGTAATGACGCGTTGGTCAGAGATTGATTTGACGGGTAAATTATTAAAACAACAGGCGCGAGATGTACTGGCTGACCAGTGGGAAGTAGTAGAGTTTCCTGCTTTATTAGAAGATGATAAAGTATTGTGGCCTGAGTTTTGGAAAAAAGATGAGTTGTTAAAGGTTAAGGCTTCATTATCCGTAGGTAAATGGGAAGCGCAATGGCAGCAAAATCCGACGAGTGAAACTACAGCTATATTAAAACGCGAGTGGTGGAAACAGTGGGATAAAGAAGATATACCTAAATTAAGTTATATAATGCAGTCTTATGATACGGCATTTAGTAAAAAAGAGAATGCTGATTATAGTGCAATAACTACATGGGGTGTATTTTATCCACTGGAGGGAGAACCACCAAACATTATTCTATGTGATGCGCGGCGTGGCCGATGGGATTTTCCAGAATTAAAACGTATAGCTAAAGAAGAATATGATTATTGGGAGCCTGAATGTGTGATTATTGAGGCAAAAGCAACAGGTATGCCGCTGACGCAAGAACTGCGTAGTATGGGTATTCCGGTGCAGAATTATGCGCCGAGTAGAGGTAATGATAAATTTACTCGTGTAAACTCCATTGCGCCAATCCTAGAAAGTGGTTTAGTATGGGCTCCAGATACTCGTTGGGCAGAGGAAGTAATCGAGGAGTGTGCCTCATTTCCTGTTGGCGAAAATGATGATTTTGTTGATACAGTAACACAGGCTCTCCGACGTTTCCGCGAAGGTGGGTTTATACAACACCCAGAGGATTATGACGATTATGTCGATGCACCCCCCAGAAGTACAGCCTATTACGGCTAGAGTGGAAGAGTTAAAACATTTGATAGAAGAAGTTCTTGAGGATGTGAAAAAGCTAGATCGGCCTAAATTGCGTTTGATACAGGGAGGTAAGTCAAGTGGCGGTACAGAAAAGTCCCTTTAATAATGTTGAACGTGAAATGGCATTGGTTGGTAATCCGTTGCCTGATGATGAGTTAGAAATAGAACTACCGACAGATGCCCCCGAACCATCATTCGAGGGTATGGAGATGTCTACACTAGAAGATGGTTCTGTAGAATTTTCTGAACCGGATAGTGAAGATAAAGATGAAGCAGAATTCATGGATAACCTTGCGGAGTTTATTGATGATGATGAACTTACTGGTATATCTAGTATGGTGCTGGAAAAAGTAGATGAAGATAAAGCCTCTCGTAATGAATGGTTAAGCACTTATACCAAGGGTCTCAATTTACTTGGTATTAAGTATGATAACCGTACAGAACCTTTCCAAGGAGCTACTGGTGTAATACATCCTATGTTGAATGAGGCTGTTAGCCAGTTCCAAGCACAAGCATATAAAGAATTATTACCACCGAGCGGTCCTGTCCGCACACAAGTCTTGGGTGATACAACTTCTGAACTGGAAAAACAGGCAGAACGTATTAAACAAGAGATGAATTATCAAATACTACACATTATGGAAGAGTATGATTCTGAATTTGATCAGATGTTATACTACTTAGGGCTGTGTGGTAGTGCATTTAAGAAGGTTTATCCTGATCCGCAGCTTGGCAGACAGGTAAGTAAGTTTGTACAAGCTGAAGATTTGCTTGTGCCGTACAGTGCAACTGATCTTGCGAGTGCAGAACGTGCTACACACATCATTCGTATTACCGAAAATGAATTACGCAAGCAGCAAGTAAATGGTTTTTATCGTGATCTTGAAATATCTGCTGGAGAAGGTGATTATGATGAGCTTAAAGAGACTAAAGAAGAGCTTGCTGGCGTAGAGAAGCAGGGTACATATGAAGAAATCACATTGTATGAGTGCCATTGTTTCTTAGATTTAGCCGATTTTGCTGATAAAGATGCCGATGGCGAGGAAACAGGTATAAAATTACCGTATATTGTTACAGTTTCTGCTGATTCGGGTGAAGTTTTGTCTATTTACCGTAATTATGCGGAAACAGACCCTATGAAACGTAAAAAACAGTTCTTTATTCATTATATGTTCACTCCAGGATTAGGTTTTTACGGTAATGGCTTGATTCATTTACTAGGTAATCTATCACGCACAGCTACAGCTAACCTACGGCAACTTATAGATGCTGGCACTTTATCAAATATGCCAGCAGGATTTAAAGCTAGAGGATTGCGTATCCGAGATGATGACCAACCACTACAACCTGGAGAGTGGCGAGATGTCGATGTTGTTGGAACGGAGCTACGCGGCTCGCTTTTACCTTTGCCCTACAAAGAGCCGAGCGCGACTCTGTTCCAGCTGCTTGGTTTTGTAGTTCAGGCAGCGCAAAAATTTGTAGGCACAACAGATATAGGCACAGGTAATATTCAAAATACTGAAATGCCTGTAGGTACAACAGTTGCATTAATGGAACGTGGTAGTCGTATTATGTCTGCGGTACATAAGCGTTTGTACAATGCTATGAAGCAGGAGTTTAAGCTACTTGCAGAAATTATCGGAACAGATGGCAGTGATTATTCATATAATGTCACAGGTAATCAGCCGGGATTAAAAGCTAATGATTTTGACGGTCGGGTTGATATTGTTCCTGTAGCTAATCCTAATATATTCAGTATGTCTCAACGTGTAAGTTTAGCCAGTGAGCAATTAAAATTGGCACAAGCTAATCCACAAATGCATAATATCTATGAAGCATATCGTAGGATGTATAGTGCATTAGGTGTAGATAATATTGAGCAAATATTAACACCTCCGCAACAGCCACAGCCTACAAATGCTATTACAGAAAATGGTTTGTTACAGATGGCATTAGCTGGGAAGCAACAATTAAAAGCCTTTCCACAGCAGAACCATGATGCTCATATACAATCACATTTAGCATTTATGAATAGTATAGTTGTTAAAGGCAATCCAGCGGCTATGCAAATTTTGCAGACGCATATTTTTGAACATTTGACATTAAAAGCACAAATGATTGCACAACAACAAATGATGAATATGCAAAACACCGATCAGCAAATGCCACCTGAGGCTATGCAAAATATGTTAGATCAAGTTGAGGCACAGCTAGTAACAGAATATTTGCAGCAAGAGGCACAATTATTAGCGGCACAACAAAAAGATCCGCTTGTAGAATTAAAACAACAAGAGCTTGCATTACGGCAGCAAGATCAGATGCAAGATGCTCAGCAAGATCAAATGGAGCTTGAATTTAATAAACAAAAAGCTAATGAACAAGCTGCTATCCAACGTGAGCGTATTGGCAGTACAGAAGATATTGCAGCTATGCGAGCACAAATAGCATTACAACGCACAGCTAATAGGAGAGGTTAATGCCTAGAGGTTTTGCTGGAGAAGACGAAGCAGGTAGAGCTAATGATCCCTCTGGTCCAGGTGCTGGTGGTGGAGATAGATCTGAAGATAGAGATAATAGGCAATCCCATGTTGATAGAGCTGCGGATAGAGCGGCAGAACGTGCAGCAGTAGAAGCAGCAATAAATCAAGCTAGAAGCACTGGTAGAACGGTAGGCGTTTTCACAGCAGATGATTATAAGGATGGCGTATTTCAAGATAATCAAGGTATTTTAGGTCTTATTGGATACGACCAGAAAAAAAGTTTTTTTGACAATGTACTCGATATAACTGTTCCAGGAAGAAATACTCCTCTCGGTGGACTTACAGCAGTAGTGCCTGGACTTACAGAAGCACAACAAATTGCTCTTGGTCTTGTTAATTCTATACTTGGTAAGCAAATGAATCAAGGTAAAGCACCAACTGAGACCGCTGTATCAGATTCTGTTATTGGTAAAGATAGTATTGTGGGAGAGTTAGCAAATATGCCACAGACAGGTATAGCGAGCGGTAGGCAAACTCCTGCAACTGGATATACAGGTAGACCAGATGATGCACCTGCACCATCACAAGCTCCTGCAGGATCACCACAGCAACAGGCTATTGATGCCATTAATGATATGATAAATGATCAACAAAGTAATCTTTCTACTTCTCAAAATGTAGGTATTGCTAGTGGAAAGCCAACAACAAGTGTGGGTCCATCTGCATTTGGCGTAAAAGCTAGACAAGTTGGCACACTAGAAAATATGCAACGAGGTTTCAAACAATTAGCCGATAATATCGTATCCATTCCTGGTGGCTATATGGATACAAAAACAGGTTTGACTTATGCTGGTGATTACCAAAAAAATCCGTCAGCAAAAACAGTCACAGGAAAATACACACAAGGGGTGCAGCCGTTCAGCCTTGAGGCTTTACAACAAAATGTTAAAAATATGTTTGGAGGTTAGGAGAAAATAATGACTAAAAATAAAGATGTTGATGTAAAAGAAATACCAATGGATCCTGACCAAGAACTACGGGAAATGTTCTTTGATGGTAATTATGATGATACTATGTCCTTTGAAGAATTTAAACGCAGAGGTATTGCTAAAAGATCAGATGGTTCTCCGCCAGAAGGTGAAATAGCTAATATGGGTAATAGATCACGCGGACGTGGTGCAGCATCAAGAGGGATTAAATTCAGAGGCGTGAGGTAAATGGCGCAGAAAAAACTGCAAAAAGAATCTAAGTTTGCTGAGTATGATGAAGATGGTGATGGCATCGTTAGTGATGAAGAATTATCGCACGTCAAAGAAATAAAAAAGACAGAAACGGAATTACGCAAACATTTAGCACAATTACGAATGGCGCGTTTCACCTTAATTTCTATGGGGTTATTTACTGTAGCTATGTTTTTTATTCCTTTAGATAGAGTGAAAGCATTATCTGATATAAGCAATTTATTCTACATAAGCGGTGCTGGAATCGTAGGTGCTTATATGGGTACTACAGCTTGGATGAATAAAAAGTGATGTATCAAGCTGTAGTTATAGCCTGTCTTATAGGAACAAGCGCGGTGCAACGTGATCAATGTACTTTTTTAGAAGCGCAAAAATGGCAGGATACCGAACGTGCTTGTCAAGCTCATGCATTAGTTTTAGCAGAACGTGTCCATATCCATATGCGAGGATATAAGCCTGTTGGCTGGAGTTGCAAGCCGTTGCCCAAAGGAGTTTTATCAAGATGATACAAGCATTGATTGGTCCAATAGCTAATTTAGCTGGCTCATTTATGGAATCCAAAATAGAGCAAACTAAAGCTAAAGGTAGAGTTGCTCAAGCTAAAGCGGAAGCAGAAGCTGAAGTTATGAAAGTAGCTGCCACCCATGAAGCAGGGTGGGAAAAAATAATGGCACAATCCAGCGATAATAGCTGGAAGGATGAAGCATGGACAATTTTATTTATTGTGATCATAGCTATGTGTTTTATCCCATTTACTCAACCATATGTTGAAGATGGTTTTGCGGCATTGTCTAGAACCCCTGATTGGTTTCAGTGGGCTATGTATGCTTCTATTGGAGCAAGTTTCGGTATACGCGGTATAAAAGGAATACGAAAATGAGTTTATATAGGAACATTGCAAAACGAAGAGCTAGTGGTAAACCAATGCGTAAGGTTGGACAAAAAGGCGCACCATCAGCCTCAGATTTTAAAAATGCTGCTAAAACTGCTAAAAAACGTAAGAAAGTTATAAAAACATAAATGTCTACCCTTTACATCCACGAAAAACTCCGTAATATTATCATTGAACGAGAAAATATGATTACTGAGCAATTATTGAATGGTTCAGTAGATGATATTACCGCATTCAAGGAACTGCGAGCACGGCTTGTAGAACTTGCAACAATTAAACAGGAGCTTGACCTCCTGCTAAAAAGGATAGAACATGAGTAAAACTCTATTTGTTCCAGAGCGGTATGCAAAAGCTGCGGAACATTCTGCTAAAAAAGAAACCTCCCCCGATAATATCACCTCAAAAGAAAAACTTCCTGAGCCTTCTGGTTGGCGTATTCTTATTCTTCCTTACCGAGGTAAAGGTAAAACTTCAGGAGGTATTTATATACCTGATTCCACAGTTGATCGTGAGGCATTAGCTACTGTTTGTGGTTATGTGGTCAAAGTTGGTCCATTAGCGTATCAAGATAAAGAAAAATTTGGCGATAGCAAACCTTGGTGTAAGGAAGGTGATTGGGTCATTTTTGGCCGATATGCTGGTAGCCGTTTTAAAATAGATGGTGGCGAAGTTCGTTTATTGAATGATGATGAAATATTAGCTACTATTAGTAATCCTGAAGATATAATCCACACATAGGAGTGATTCTTATGCCCGAAGCTAAACAATTAGAAGATGATGTTGTAGAAGTGGAATTGGAAAATGACACAGAAGAGCAAAAAGACGGTGAAGAAAATCAAGAAGCCGTCAGTGAAGAAAGCGCAGAAGGTACAGTCCAAGAAACCTCAGACGAAGACCTCGAAGGCTATAGCGACAAAGTCCAAAAGCGTATCGAAAAGCTCACCTACAAAATGCGTGAGGCTGAGCGACGTGAAAAAGCAGCTACTGAATATGCTAGATCTGTTCAAGCTCAAAATGAAGAGCTTCAAAAACGTAGTTCTCAAATTGATGAATCGTACATAAGTGAGTATGATCAAAGGGTAACATCACAAGAAGATGTACTGAAAAAACAATTAAGTGATGCTATCAATATTGGTGATGTTGATGCTCAGATAGAAGCTCAAAAAGCGGTAGCTAAATTAGCTATTGAAAGTGAGCGTCTTAATGTGGCAAAACAACAATTAGAGCAACGTAAAGCAGCTCCACAACAGCAGCCACAAGCAGCTCCGCAGCAACAACAGAATAACCAACCAGACCCAAAAGCTAGATCTTGGGCAGAGCGGAATACTTGGTTTGGGCAAGATGAGCCTATGACGCTCACAGCATTTAGTATACATAAAAAACTTATAGAGGAAGAATATTTTAACCCATCCTCTGATGAGTATTATGATGAGCTAGATAAACGTATGCGTGATGAATTTCCTCATAAATTTCAACAGGGAACAAGATCAAGTGCTCGTGCTCCAGTAGCTGGTGCTACAAGGTCATCGGGTAAAGCTCCCAACAAAAAAATCAAATTATCACCTTCTCAGGTTGCAATCGCAGATAAATTAGGTGTATCTTATGAACAATACGCGAAGCAACTAGCTCGCTTACAATCGTGAAGGAATAGATCATGGATCGTACCCCACGCAATACTGCCACTCGAGAAAAAGAATCTCGCCGTAAACCTTGGACTCCTCCGTCTTCATTAGACGCACCACCACCGCCTGAAGGATATACTCATCGTTGGATCCGTGAATCAGTTATGGGTTATGATGATAATAAAAATCTTTCAGCTCGCTTACGCGAAGGCTTTGAATTAGTTCGCGCCGATGAGTATCCTGATTTTGCTGCTCCTACCGTACAAGACGGAAAACATGCAGGAGTAATTGGAGTTGGGGGGCTTATTTTAGCAAGATTTCCTCTTGAGTCAAAATCTGAGCGTGATAGATTTTATCGTGAAAAAACGGCAGATCAGATGACCGCTGTAGATAATGATCTAATGAGGGAACAACATAGTTCGATGCCGATACATAATGATCGGCAATCCCGTGTAACCTTCGGAGCTAAAGGTGGCTCCGATAATTAGAAGAGGACTAGATAATGGCTGGTACAAATATTGATGCCCCATTTGGCTTGCGTCCACACAATCTTCTAGGTGGCGCAGCGAACTCCACAGGTTTGACGTCTTATCTCGTACAAGTTAACGGAACAGCTGGATCATCATCTGCTATTTATCAAGGCGATATGGTGATTCCTCTTACTAATGGACTTGTAGATGTAAGTGCGGCAGATGGTGGTAGTGTTGCTATCCTAGGTGTTATGGCCGGATGTCAGTTTGTTAATACTGATGGTGAAACTGTTTTCACCAACAACTACCCAGGAACATCTTCTTTAAAGTCAAACAGCGAGGCAAGGGTTTTTGTTTATGATAACCCTCACCAAGTTTATGAAGTTAAAGCAGACGCGTCCCTTACCAACATTGCAACGGCAACGGCCTTGATTCACTCAAATGCTGAGGGAACAGGGTTTGGTTCACAGAATGGTTCTACTGGTATTTCTATCGGTGAAGTTTCTGTAGCATCTGCTGGAGCAACAACAGCTACGGATAACTTCCGTATTGTTGGTATTAAAGATTCGTTTGATGAGATCGATGTTGCATCTGCTGGTGTAACATTACTTGTTAAACTGAATCTTCCGTTCCATACTGCAACCACTGGTCTATAAGGAGTAATTAGATATGGCTATTGCAAGATCCCAACTCCTTAAAGAACTAGAGCCGGGACTAAACGCCCTGTTCGGTATGGAGTACGACCGTTACGAAAATGAACATGCTGAGATTTATGAATCAGAAAATTCAGATCGTGCGTTCGAAGAAGAGGTAATGCTCGCTGGCTTTGGTGCCGCACCAACTAAACAAGAAGGTGCTGCGGTATCATTTGATTTGGCTAATGAGGCATTTACTGCTCGTTACACACATGAAACAATCGCACTCGCGTTTTCGATTACTGAAGAAGCCGTTGAGGATAACCTCTACGACAAGCTCAGCTCTCGTTACACTCGTGCATTGGCTCGTTCCATGGCTAATACAAAGCAGGTCAAAGCAGCAGCTACGCTGAATAATGCTTTTGACAGCAGCTTTACGCTTGGCGATGGTAAAGAATTGTGTGCAACCGATCATCCAACTACTGCTGGTGGCAACTTCCGTAATGAGTTGACAACTGCGGCTGATTTGAATGAAACGTCACTTGAGCAATCGTTGATTGATATTTCAGCTTTCATTGACGAGCGTGGTTTGAAAATTGCGCTTCGTGGTATGAAAATGATTATTCCACCAGCATTGCAGTTTGTGGCAGAGCGGTTGATGGCCTCTAATCTGCGCGTTGGTACAGCAGATAATGATGTCAATGCAATCCGTAATATGGGTATGTTGCCTGAAGGTTATGTAGTTAATCACTTCCTAACCGATACAGACGCATTCTTTATTAAAACGGATGCACCAAACGGCTTCAAGCATTTTGTTCGTACACCGATGCAAACTGCTATGGAAGGCGATTTTGATACAGGTAACGTGCGGTACAAAGCTCGTGAGCGTTACAGCTTCGGTGTTTCTGACCCACGCTGTGTGTTTGGTTCTCCTGGAGCTTAATTGCTTGGGAAAAACAATTAAGAAGGGAGGCTTGTGCCTCCCTTCTTTTTTGAGTATTATATTTTTATCCCTGACAGCCGCATCCTGTGGCTGACACTAGCCACGACAGGAGTTTGAAATGGCGAACACAACTTTTAACGGTCCCGTCCGTTCAGAAAACGGTTTTAAATCCATCATCAAGAATGCGACAACTGGCGCACTTACTAATGAGATGGTTCTTTCTACATACAACGCCACCATTGATATTGCTGCCACAGGCACTTCGCATAAAGAAGCGGCTATTGGAATTCCATCTAACTTTATTCCTATGGGCGTAGCTATCACTGTGGTTACTGCGGCAGCAAACGCCGTTAACCTTGTGGATATTGGTACAGATGCTGACACAGACGGTTTCGTAGACGGTGTTTCTCTAGCTATTAACGCTGCTGGTTTTAAGGGCTTTTTCCCTTGTAACGGTGTTTTGGGCATGTCTGGTGGAACAACTACTGCTGCAACCGAGACTGCGGATGAGGTAGAGGTTGTTATTTCTGGAACAGCCGGTGCTGGCGGTCAGCTATCACTGAAGTTTTTCGGTATTTCATCCGACTCACCAACAGCCTAACAGGGGGACAGCATGTCTGGTTCTGATGTAAAAACCAAAAGGATTACTGCTACAGGTTCTGTAGCAGTGGGTCCAGCTAGAATCCGTCAGATACAGTTGAAGACAGCTTCCGGTACACCCCGCCTCACTATTACAGATGGTAGTGGTGGGGCAACAGTGCTTGATTTAGACTTCAATGCTTCTGATACGCACTCTGTGAATATTCCAGATGAAGGTATCCGTGTAAGTGATATTTTTGTCAGCACCTTGACTAATATTACTGCGGTAACTTTTTTCTTTGCGTAGGTGAGTTATGGCTTCTACCAAAAATGTAAAACGTACTCCTTCCGGTAAGCTCCAGTATCGGGGGGAGACTTTTTCGGGGTACAATAAACCGAAGCGTACTCCAGGAGCTAAAAAGAAATCAGCTGTTTTAGCTAAAAAAGGTGACCAAATTAAATTAGTTAGATTTGGCGATCAAAACATGAGTATCAAAAAAGATATCCCCGCGAGGCGTAAATCTTTTAGGGCTCGTCATAATTGTGCTAGTGCTAAAGATAAATTTAGTGCGCGGTATTGGTCTTGTAAGGCGTGGTAAAATGAAAGCAGATGATGTTTTAAAGTTGTTGGAAAAACATGAGTCAGATTGCAGTGCGCGGTATGCCCAAATACAAAAACAACTTGATAAATTAGATATGAGATTGTGGGGTATAGCGGTTTTGATTATAGCGGCGGCGGCTGTGCCGAGGCTAATGTAATGGCTATGACAAGAGGTAATATGGCAAAGCAGATTAAGACTGCCCCCTCTAGTCGAAAGAAAAAATCAAAACGAAAAATCCCGGCTAAGTATCTCGCGGGACTGAGTCCGGAAGATAAGAAAAAACGTCGTAAAGAAATTCAACGTAACGCACGGAAATCATCAAAGGATCCATCAGCTTATGTTTTCCCAAGTGATACTAATAAGTCGGGAGTTAGAAGGAAGACAAAAGAATCTGTGTATACCAAAAAATTCCGCAAAATGTTCGGAGGTAAAAAGAAATAGTTATGGCAAAAAAATTATCTGCAAAGCAAAAAAAGTTAGCGGCTTTTGCACCGCCCCGAAACAAGATTACTCGTGCGGACATTATAACTGCTGCTAAAACCAAGGGGAAAACAAATGGCACTAAGCGCGGGAACAAAAAAGTCGCTCGCAAAAAAAGCTGAAGCGGCTCGTAAAAAAGGTAAAAATGTCACCGCTGGGCAACTCGGCAGAGTTTATAATAAGGGGCTGGCAGCGTATAGAACAGGACATCGTCCAGGTACGACGCCTAGTCAGTGGGCAATGGCTAGGGTAAATAGCGTCTTGACTGGAGGCAAAGCAGCTAAAGTAGACGCGCATATTTTTGGCAAAGGTAAAAAGCCCAAAAAGGAGGATAAAAAGAAAAAATGAGTTTTTTAACAAGTAACGTCCCTTACTTTAAATGTTGGGTAAGGAGGGAGTATACTTGCAACCACGAAGACTTCCATGGAGAGTTCCTTCATGCAATGGTAATAGCCGTAACGACTATGCCAAATAGATGTTTAAGTTTCCAAGTTTTGTTTACAGGTTGCGAAAGCGATATAACAGGTGAGGAAAATATTCATGGGGGCGCTATGTGGGCAAGGATGCCAATAACCGCTTTAGTAGGTGATACAGCATTTGAAGGTTGGCCTGAGCCAATGGATGTATACCAAGCACAGCCTTGGGACTGTATGTCTCACACACACTCTGTGTATAGCTTAAATAGAGCACAGCCGTGTCCTTGGCTTGCCAAAATAGAAGGGGAGTTTTACCCCGCAAAATATTTTTTCACTGTTGACTATACAGATAGTGAGGTAGCAGATGACCCAGCTCAACATAAACAAAGCCATGTGTTAGAGTTACTCGATGCTGGTAAATGGACAGGTAATATAGTGGCTTTGCCAAACAATCGTGTGAGGGTAACACATCCAGCTTGGTATGTTACAGGCGAGGGTGCTCCCAAGTTTAAACCGTCACAACACATTCACTATTCAAAATCTGATTTAGACTATACAATGGATGTAAATCGGATCTTTGATAATCTTTATGCAGAAGAGGATGAAGAGCATGGCAAAGAAAATGAATAAAAAAATGTACGCTAAAGGCGGCATGGTTAAAAAAATGAAAATGGCTAAAGGCGGCGCGGTCAAAAAGCCAATTAAAATGGCTGGTGGCGGCATGGCTAAAGGTGGTACTCGTAAAACTACTAATCCTAAAGTAATTAAAGGTCCGTATAGCTAATGGCAACTTCTGGGTCAACAGATTTTGAGCTTGATGTCAATGATTACATTGAGGAGGCTTTTGAACGCTGTGGCCTAGAAGTCCGCACTGGTTATGATGTGCGTACTGCTCGTAGATCTTTAAACCTTATGTTTGCTGATTGGGCGAACAGAGGTTTAAATAGGTGGACTATAGATCAAAGCACTTTAACTTTATCTGCAAGCACTGCTGTTTATACTTTGCCTACAGATACTGTTGATGTGTTAAGCGCAGTGGTGAGAACTGGAACAGGCACAAATCAGTCGGATATACAAATTACTAGAATTAGTAGAGATGTGTATATAAATATACCAAGTAAAAATACTGAGGCACAGCCTTCTCAATGGTATGTTGATAGACAAGTTGTGCCACAGATAAAAATCTGGCCTACACCTGATCAAACATACACACTCATATATGATCGTTTGACGCGTATAGAAGATGCCGATGCTTCTGTAAATACCCTTGATGTGCCGTTTAGGTTTTATCCCTGTCTAGCAGCGGGATTAGCGTACTACATAGCGATGAAAAAAGCACCAGAGCGTATCCCTGCACTCAAGGCTATGTATGATGAAGAGTTTGCTAGAGCAGCGTATGAAGATGTAGATCGTGCAAATCTTAGTCTTGTGCCGCGTAGAGATTATTATGGGTTTGGTTAATGGCTTATGCATTAGGAAAATACTCTAACGGTATTTGTGATAGATGTGGGTTTAGATATCCATATCTGGATTTACGTGAAGAATGGAATAATTTCAAAGTTTGCCCAGAGTGTTATGAACCTAAAGCTAGACAGTTAGAGCCTTCACAAACAGGCTCAGATGCTGAAGCATTGTTCCAACCTAGACCAGATATAAAAGAAGACAATAGTAAATTTATAGTTTATACAAATGTGGGATTAGGTATACTCGGCGCAGAATTAACTTCTTTTGAAGCCACAGCAAGTGTTGGTACAGTAACGGTGAGCATATCATGAGTTATACATATACCCAGCTAAAGGATGCTATACAAAATTACACTGATAATAATGAAACTACGTTTGTAGCTAATTTAGATCGTTTTATTAAAAATGCAGAACAAAGAATTTTTACTACGGTAGATCTAGAGTTTTTTCGTAAAAATGCAAGTGGTGCGATGACATCAGGTAATCAATTTTTAGCAACACCTTTAGATTATCTAGCTTCTTTTAGTCTATCTATCACAAACGCTGGTTCTAAATCTTTTTTGTTACAAAAAGATATGAACTACTTGGCAGAATCTTATCCAGATTCTACTGTCACAGGTGTGCCTAAATACTATGCCCATTACGATGTTACTAATTTTTTAATAGCCCCTACGCCTAACGATTCTTACACTGTAGAAATAGCTTACTATCATAGACCCGCTAGTTTGTCTGCAAGTAGATTCAACATTACGGTAAACAACGTGGTGGGTGTATTTGCTTTGGGTGATGTAATTACCGGAGCTACCAGTGGTCAGTCGAGCAGTATATCTTCTTTAGTTTCAGCTACTGAATTTACTATTGGCATACCGACGGGAACGTTTACTGTGGGTGAAACGATTACTGGTAGTGTCAGTGGCGCGACTGCTATATTCGCCTCTACCAGTGCTGATACAACGACTACATGGCTTAGTGAAAATGCTACTAATGCGCTACTATATGCATGTTTAGTAGAGGCTTACACATATATGAAAGGCGAACCTGACCTATTACAACTTTATAATGGAAGGTTTGGCGAAGCATTAGGTCGTATAAAGGATTTAGCGGAAGCTCGTGAAAATACAGATGCTTATAGAAAAGGGCTACCAAGTCAGGCAAGAACATGAATATAGCTATCGTAGGTCTGGGTGGGAGCTACGCAGATTACATTGCCGCAAGAGTGGCGTCACAAGAGTTTGACGAGGTTTGGGGTATAAACTGCATAGGAGCAATCATTCATGTTGATAAAACATTTATGATGGATCCTGTTTCTAGATTTTTAGACACGGATAATGCAGGGACACAGACAGGGGTAGCTCGTCAATTCCTTAAAACGAATAAAAAACCTATAATAACATGTCAAATAGATAAAAGAGTAAAGCACCTAGAGCTTTTTCCTTTGAAAGAAATAGCTATGGAGCTCGGCTATTGTTATTTCAATAACACAGTTGCGTATGCAATGGCGTATGCAATATGGAAAAAAGTCAAAAAAATTAGTCTGTATGGTATCGACTATACTTACAAAAATGTAAGCATGGCTGAATCGGGTAGAGCTTGTGTAGAATTTTGGTGTGCTATAGCTGCTACAAAAGGCATAAGATTAGAAGTAGCACATCGATCTAGTTTATTAGACACAAATATACCAGATGATGAAAAACTGTATGGATACCACAGATTAGATGACCCTTTAGTGCAAACTGTTCAGAACGGTGGTCTGTTGATAACAAAGCAATCTGAAATAAAGCCACCAGAGCCAGTTGATAATGAGCCAATAATATTTGGGAGACATGATAGTGTTTGATTTAGGGGCGGGAAGTGTCGGTGCCGTAAGTGTTGTGACATCTGATAAAGGTGGTTTATCTAATGACCAGATATCAGAAATGTTGGCTAATAAACTTATTTATATCTCAGATGAAGCTCCCGAGCCTATCCGCTTGCAAGCAGAAGCATTTAGAGATAGAGTAAGGAATCTTGCACAATACTATATAGAGTTGGCGAGGAAAGAAGAACGTGCTAGTATTTGCGACAAGGTTCGTGAGGCTGGTCAATTGGAACTGGCAAAAGCTATCGGGAGACTGTAATGGCAATCGCACAAGCAATGTGTACATCATTTAAACAAGAGTTGTTGCTCGGTACACACAATTTTGCAACAAATGGTAATACATTTAAAATCGCTCTATACGCAGAAAGTAGTGGCGGCAAATCAAGCACTACAGCTACTTTAGGGGCTGCAACCACAGCATTCACTACCACTGGAGAAGTTGCTTCAAGTGGTACATATGCCACTGGTGGCGGCACATTGACTAAAGTTGCTCCAAGTGTTTCAGGAACTACAGCTCTTACTGATTTTGCGGATATTAGTTTTACCACAGCAACGATTACTGCTATGGGAGCCTTAATTTATAATGGCACAAATAGTAATAAAGCAGTTGCAGCATTGGATTTTACCTCTAATAAAACATCCACAGCTGGAACTTTTACTATACAATTCCCTACAGCAGATGCGAGTAATGCCATTATACGAATAGCTTAATGGAGTAAAACTGTGGCAGATATTACAGGATGGGGCAGAGGAACTTGGGGCGAAGGTGCTTGGGGCAATCCTGTGCCTGTTTCTGTTACAGGGGTCTCAGCCGCAGCTAGTTTAGGTACAGCAGCATCTGACACAGGTATAGTATTTGGCACCACTGGCGTATCCTCCACAGCTAGTATTAGTGCTTTTAATCCTTCTACAATCACTTTGACCGTTACTGTAGCTAATCCTGGAGCGGGTAATAGATATTATATTGATGGAGTTTTACAAGATACTCTCGAACTGTACGAGGGAAATACTTATCGATTCGATCAATCAGACAATAGTAATAGTGGTCACCCATTACGATTAAGTGAAACACCAAATGGAACTCACGGTGGTGGCTCTGCTTATACAACAGGCGTTACAACAAGCGGTACTCCTGGAAGCGGTGGAGCTTATACTGAGATTACGGTTGCTGTAGGTGCTCCGACTTTATATTATTACTGCTCCGTTCATAGTGCGATGGGGGGAACAGCTAATACTCCGAGCATTTTAGAGTTTGCACAAGTGCCTATAGGAGTGGTAGGTACAACGACATTAGGAAATGTATCTCTTTTTGCAGGGACAATAATACAATCTACAGGTGTGGCTGCAATAGGAGCGTCGGGTACAGGAACACAAGCACCTACCGCTTCCATAGGGGTTTTCCCAACTGGTGTATCAGCGACAGGACGAGTCGGAGAGGAACTTCTTTATCAAGAAATTATCCCAAATCAAGTGCCGAATTGGGCAACTATAGCAGCGTAAGGAAAGAAAAATGGCGAGTACCTATGTAAATGATTTAAGACTTAATGAGCTGGGTACTGGCGATGGTTCTGGTACTTGGGGGACAACTACAAATACAAATTTTGAGCTTATTGCTGAAGCATTTGGTTTTGGCACAGAGGCTATAACTACTAATGCAGATACGCACTCAAGCGTTGTTGCAGATGGAGTGTCTGATCCCACTCGTAATATGTATATCAAATATACAGGTGCGCTAGATTCAAATTGCACAATCACAATTAGTCCAAACACTATAAGCCGTGTGCATTTAATTGAAAATGCCACAACGGATAGTGGCAGTGGAGGTCCTTACAGTATTATCATAAGCCAAGGTTCGGGTGCAAATGTAACGATACCGAACGGTCAAGTAGCAATGGTTTATCTTGATGGTGCTGGTAGTGGTGCGGCAGTTGTAAATGCTCTTACTAATCCATTACTTTCTGGCGATATTACATCAAGCGGCACATTAGGTGCTACAGGAGATACATCTAGTGGTGATACCGCAGCGATAGGATTTACATCTGCTGAAGGCATAATTATTACAGGTCAGGGTAGTACAAATGATGTAACTATTAAAAATGATGCTGATGCTGAAGTTATAGGGATACCAACAGGCACAACAAACGTAGATATTGTGGGTGTGGCTACAGCAGAGACTTTTGAGCCTGATGGAGATACTTCCGCTGGCGATAGTGCTGCTATTGGTTTTACTGCTGCAGAAGGTATAATTATAACAGGACAAGGCAGTACAAATGATGTAACTATTAAAAATGATGCTGACCAAGATGTATTAGAAATACCCACAGGCACACAAAATGTAACCATACAGGGAAAGTTGAGTGTAGCTGGAGACACAGCAGCGTCAGATGCTGCGGCTATAGGGTTCACCGCAAGTGAAGGTTTAATACTAACAGGCCAAGGTAGCACGAATGATGTTACAATTAAGAATGATGCCGATGCAACGGTTGCTTCAATTGCTACAGGAACCACCGAACTCACTATAAACGATGATGTGAATGTAGTTGGAAGGGCAAAAGGCACAGTAACCACTGTGTCTCTTGGCACAGGAACCAGCCCAGACACAGCTGATTGTGATATGTCGTTGAGTAATGATTTTTCTATTACTGTGGCAAGTGATGGATGTTTATTATCTTTTTCTAATGAAGTAGCAGGACAGTCAGGCAATATTCATTTTAGTAACGCGAATGGTCAAGCGGTTACTTTTGGTGCCGAAGTAGCCATAAATGCAACTGCTGGAACCGCGATAGCTACTGCTGGTGTGTATCAATTGTCTTATTTCTGTATAGGCACAGGGAATAATGAAGTTTTGATTACGGTTTCTGGAGCTTTGACTTAATGTCTATTAAAAAAGCAAATGGTGGTGGACTTGGAGGCTCTGGTTCTCCCGGTGGTGCATTAGCTAGTGGTGGTATTTTAGGTAGTCATGCTATCAACCAGTCTCTGCGGTTTAATGATAACGATAGCGCACACTTAACTTTCACACCAGCGTCTGCTGGAAATCAGAAAACTTGGACTTGGAGTGCTTGGATTAAACGAGGCACACTTGGCGTTAAGCAAAACATATTTAACCCTACTCGCGGCGGCGATGGTTCTAATGAAGCACAAATGGATTTTCAAGTCGGAGATGGTTTTCAAGTATACGATAGTGGTGCGACAAGAGGCAATAAAGTTACCACAAGAGTGTTTCGAGACACTTCTTCTTGGTATCATTTTGTAGTTGTTTTAGACACAACTGACTCAACTGCTGATGATAGAATAAAAATTTATGTTAATGGAACTCGCGAAACATCATTCGCAACAAGTAGCAACCCCGGACTAAACACAGATTGGGGCTGGAACGCCGCACACGAACACTCATTGGGTTCTTATAATTATGGCACAGATAGTTCGTTTTTTGACGGCTATATGGCAGAGGTCAACTTTATTGACGGTACTGCCTTAGACCCTACCAGCTTTGGTGAAACCATCGGTGGTGTCTGGGTGCCAAAAGAATACAGCGGTAGCTATGGTACAAATGGTTTTTACTTACCCTTTAGTCAAGATAGAACTGTTAGCGCATCTGCTTTCTTTGACCAAGATGACAATAGCTATGTAGCTTGGACAGATCCCGGCAATGAATATGAAATTGGTTCAAGTGATGATTATACATTAGAATTATTTTTCTGGCCTACAGCCACAGAAGTATCAGGCAGTTCAAATCTTGTTGGTTATTACAGAACAACCAGTCCTGTTGGATATTTTATGGTTTCTGCTAGTCTCAGCAGTAGAAACTTTTATTTGTATCACGGCAATGGAGCCGCTACCACTTTTGGCACATATACAGCAGGGGATGTTCAAGCAGGTCGGTGGCATCATCTTGCATTTAATAGATCATCAGGAACTTTAAGATGTTTTCTTGACGGTGCTGAAGTGGGATCAGCATCGACGAGCAATACCCGAACTCACGATATTCCTGAGTTTAGAGTTAATAAAGCACACGCAACATCTAATGCTACTTTTGATGGGTATGTTAGTAATGTTCGTTGGGTTATTGGTTCTGCTGTTTATTCTGACGGTTCGTCAATAACTGTGCCTACCTCGCCACTCACTGCTGTTACAAATACTAAAATTTTAGCTTGCACAACGACAACAATTACCGCAGACGCAAGTTCAAATAATGTTACTGGGACTGCGTATGGCACTGCTGGTTCTGGTTATTACGCAACAGATGGGATATCGCCCTTCCCGAATAGTGCTTTTAATGAAGATGCAGGTAGCAATGGCAATGATTTTTCCGCTAACAATCTACTAGACACAGATGTCGTACCAGACAGCCCGACAAACAACTTCCCAACGCTAAATGCAGTTTTTCCACATGCTAACATGACCTTTAGCGAAGGTAATCTAAAGTGGACAAGTTCAACCAACAATCGCGGCGGCATGTGTAACTTTGCAATTCCGCACGGCACTGATCAAAAGTATTATTTTGAGTATGTGCAAAACGCCTTTAATGGTCCCGTTGATGGCGATAGTGGGTTTATCGGAATAAACGTGGCAAGCGTAGATATTGACGCATCTCGCGGTGGCTTCGCAACATCTTATTCTTATCTAGCTGACGCTGGGAAGAGGGTTGCAGGTAGCTCAACACAAGTGACTTATGGTTCAGCGTGGGGGGCGGGTGATGTTATCGGTGTAGCTATTGACCGCGAAAATGACACCATCAACTTTGCAAAAAACAATACTTATCAAGGCACGTTTTCAATACCAGCGACAACTGAATTTTTCCCGTGGTTTGGTCACGGTGGCGGCACTAATTCGGCAAACGGTGTATTAAACTTTGGTCAAGATAGTAGTTTTGCAGGACACAAATTATCAGGTTCGTCAAACGCAACAGATGATAACGGCATTGGCAATTTTTATTATGCCCCACCATCCGGCTTCTTAGCCCTCTGTTCAGCCAACCTACCAGAGCCAACCATCAGCCCAAATGCTGATGAACAGGCTGACGATTACTTTGATAGCACTTTGTATACTGGCAATGGCGGAACACAGAGCTTTGTAAATGCTGGGTCATTCCAGCCTGATTTTGTTTGGCAAAAGAACAGAAGTTCTGCGGCAAATAATATTTTGCTTGATAGTGTTAGAGGCGGTTCAAAATATTTACTATCAAACAGTACATCTGCTGACTTAGATGCGCCAAATTATATGACCTTTAACAGTAACGGAGCAACCTTTAGCAGCACCGATATTGCAACAAATCAAAGTGGTCAAAGCTATGTTGCTTGGAACTGGAAAGCTGGTGGCGCACCTACAGCAGATAATTCTGCTGCTGCCAACGCAGAGCCAACGGCAGGTTCAGCTAAAATAGATGGTTCTAATCAGAGTGGTGCATTTTCTGGCTCTCCGTCAATAGCTATAAAAAGACTTTCGGCAAGCACTACTGCGGGATTTTCTATAGTGACATGGACAGGCACAGGGTCGGCAGGAACAATCCCTCATGGTTTAGGGGCTGCGCCAGATTTTTATGTTGTTAAAAATTTAACTGATAGCGGCACAAGTTGGCAGGCTTACCATGTTGGAATAGCCTCTGATGCAGAGACAGATTATATATATCTTAATAGCACTGCTGCGGCAGGTGACGCTGACGATTGGAATGATACTGCACCTACTGCTAATGTGTTTTCTGTAAAAACCCATAACCAAGTAAATGCTAGTGGTGATGAATATTTAGCGTATTTATTTACCTCTATTGAAGGGTTCTCAAAACATGCGTCATTTGTGGGCAACGGCGATGCAAATGGCACGTTTGTATACACAGGGTTTAGGCCAGCATGGGTTATGATAAAGCGTTCAAGTGGCAGTGGGGGCTGGCATATTTTTGATAATAAACGTGCTTTTGCTGGTAATGAAATAGATGTAAGGCTTGAGGCACAAGACAGTGCAGCAGAAAACACTAGCGGTCCACCTCATATGGATTTTCTTAGCAACGGATTTAAGCTGAGGACTACTTTTGACAATATTAATGCAGGCACCTGTTTTTTCATAGCATTTGCCGAAGCCCCATTTAAATTTTCCAATGCCCGATGATAGGAGATAATTATGCCGTGGAAACATAATGAAAAAACCTTGAAAGAGGGTCGTGAGTGGATTGATAATAGTGGTAATCAACATTCAAAAGTGTGGATGCGTTATTCGGATTCGCAGAAAGCTACCTTCAGCATAGTGTGGGAAGACGAACCAGCAAGCGCAGCACCCTATGACGATCGTTTTTACTCAGGACGCCAAACTGATGGCACTTTAATTCCCAAAAGCCTGACAGATGTTAATGAAGTAGATGCAGATGGTAATCCTATAAATGATCCAGATGGCAATCAGCTTGTCACCAAGGGTTTAAAGACACAGGCCATCGAACAGGTGAAAGTTGAGGCGGGTGCCAAGCTGTCTGTTAGTGACTGGATGGTTGTTAAGGCGTCTGAGGTTTCCAGCTATACTGTGCCAAGCACAACGCTGACATATCGTGCGGCTGTTCGCACAGCCAGCAACACCATTGAAACAGCGATTACAAACGCTAGTGACTTAGCTGCGTTTATGGCACTATATGATATGCCTTTAGATAGTGATGGCAACCCGACTGGTAATGCACCGATTAATGACTGGCCTGATGAGGTCTAAACTGTGCCATTAACAAAATTACAATTCCGTCCTGGGATCAATAGAGATATAACATCTTTTTCTAATGAAGGTGGTTGGGTAGATTGTGATCGTGTTCGATTTCGTTTAGGATATCCTGAAATAATAGGGGGTTGGGAAAAGTATACGAGTGAAACATATGTAGGCACAGCTAGGGGTTTATTTAATTGGTCTGCTTTAGATGGTAGTAATTTATTAGGGTTAGGCACAGAATCTAAATACTACATAGAAGAAGGTCAGCAATTTTATGATATAACTCCTATAAGAAAAACTTCTACAAACAGTATTACTTTTGCCGCTACTGATGGTAGTTCTACAATAACAGCTACAGATAGTAATCATGGGGCAGTAACTGGAGATCATGTTACTATATCAGGGGCTATTAGTTTAGGTGGTAATATAACGGCAGCAGTATTAAATCAAGAATATCAAGTAACAAGTGCTGTGACTTCTAATACTTATACATTTGAAGCTAAAGATACATCAGGTGCAACAATTACCGCAAATGCTAGTGATAGTGGTAACGGTGGCTCTGGAGTTGATGGTGTGTATCAAATTAACGCAGGTCTTGCAAATGGTGTGGGCGGTACAGGCTGGGGTGCTGGAACATGGGGCAGAGGCACTTGGGGATCTGCTGCTTCTGTAGGGGTGACTACCCAATTAAGATTGTGGAGCCATGATAATTTTGGTGAAAATCTAATCATTAACCCACGTGATGGTGCTATTTATTATTGGATTAAAGGTGATGGTTTTTCAACAAGAGCAGTTGAAATAGGGGCAATAGGTGGTGCTAATGAAACACCCATTATAGCAAAACAAATTTTGGTATCTGATGTTGATAGACATGTAATCGCATTTGGCACAAATCCGGTAGGTAGTTCAACGCAAGACCCCTTATTAATACGGTTTTCAGATCAAGAAAATGTATTGGATTGGAATCCAACAGCTACCAATACAGCAGGTGATTTACGCATAGGCACAGGCTCTCAATTTGTGAAAGCTGTAGAAACTAAGCGTGAGATAGTTATATTTACAAATAGTTCAGTGCATTCTATGCAGTTTATTGGAAGTCCTTTTACGTTTGGCATACAACCTCTTGCTTCTAATATTACTATCATGGGTCCGAATGCAGCAGTTGCAGTAGAAGATGCAGTCTTTTGGATGGGTAAACAAAACTTTTATCTGTATGATGGTAAAACACAACAATTACCATGTAGTGTTACTGAGCATATATTTTTTGATTTTGACTTTGATCAATTTGAAAAAGTATATGCAGCCGTTATTTCTGAATTTAGTGAGGTTATTTGGTTTTATACTTCTAATACAAATGCATTAGCTAATGGTGGCACAGGTGAAAATGATAGATATGTCATCTACAATTACTCAGAAAACATTTGGTATTATGGTGATTTAGGTAGGACAGCATTTATTGATAGAGGAATACGAGATTTTCCAATAGGTGCATCAGATAATTATCTATATAACCATGAGTCCGGTTACACAGATGATGGTGCAGCATTGGTAGCAAGTATTGAATCTAGCCCGATTGATATGGGTGAAGGTGATCAATTTACTTTTATACGAAGAATTATACCTGATTTTACATTTACAGGTTCTACTAATACAGACCCTACCGTAAATGTAACACTGCAATCTAATAATTTTCCTGGAGGAAATTATCTACAAAGTGAGGTTGCACAAGTAGATAGAACAGCTACATCTACGACAGTTCCGTTTGAAAAATATACGGATAAAGCTGATGTTAGATTAAGGGGTAGAGCATTTAGTATAAAAGTAGACTCATCATCTATAGGTACAAGATGGCGGTTAGGTAGTCCACGAGTTGATATGAGAGCGGATGGAAAACGATAATGGCTTCTAATGTTACACCTTTCCCTAGATTACCTACTCCTGGAAAACAGATAGATGAAAAATATATAACAGATTTAATTAGGGCATTAGAAATATTTTTAAGGCAAATGCAAAATCCTCAGCTTAACTTTCAAGAGGTTCCTGAAAGCGGTAATAATAATCTATTACAACAGGGTGATATTTATATATCTGATGGTGGATTTTTGAAAATAGTTGGGAAAACAGAAATATTTAGTGGTAGTTTTGAAGCAACTACTTCTTTAGGAAGTGTGACAGTATCTGTTTCATAAGGTTGCATAGTAAGAATATTAGGTTTATGATGCATATTGCTAATATCAGGTATAGCTCCCTGCATCTCATTTTATAAGGAAAGTAAGATGCAAGGTATAGCAACACTCCCATACGAAATACAAACTCCTCCGATGGTTCCTGTCGGTGGTTTAGAAACAATGCAATCAGCAGCAAAAATGTTAGCTGATTTAGGTCGTGAGGGTGATACATATATTGTACATGCGGCTGAGGGTGAAACAGTTATACCACTTGAGGTATTAGAAGCTAACCCGCGTATGAAGAATATGATCTTTCAACAAATGGAAGATATGGGGTTAGAGCCAGAGCGTTATGTAGTTGGCAGTGAGTTTAACAGTTTGAATCCTGTAACTGGTCAGCCTGAGTTTTTCTTTAAAAAGTTATTCAGAGGCATTAAAAAGATTGCTAAAAAGGTAGCTCCTGCGGTTTTACCTATAGCATTATCATTTGTTGCTGGTCCTATATAT